CTTCGGCTTTTTGGTCTATGTTTGACATTTCTGGGTCCTGGCCATAGTGGAATACTTCGGCTCTGGCTTCCAATTCTTTTATGAATACACTGTTTAATGGTTTACTAGAGTTTTCTAGTACCACTATTTTGTTATTTGGGTTATTCGAGATTATACTATTCAGTGTACCTATCGTTTCTAGGAATCTTCTGGGTGTTTCTTCGTTACCCACGTAGATTGCTGACGATACTATGAATAGATTTGGTTTCATGTTTAGTTTAGTATTTTAAACCATTCCTTGACTCTTTGGATGTCCTCATTTAGTTCGTTACTCTTAGTCACTTTTTCGTTATAGTCTCTAGCTATTTCCTTGTTAGTTTCTATACATTCTTCTGGTGACATTTCATCCAGCTCTTCTAAGGTAAAGAATTTTTTACTTACGTGTTCTTTTTTATCCAGTTCTATATTCTCTACATCGAATTCATTTGTGTGGAAAACATTTAACTGTACATTATCCATTTCGTATGTTTTTAGTTTTTTAAATGATTCTGGTTCGATTTCTACACCAGCTTCTTCTTTAACCTCTCTAACTAAAGCTTCTTCTGGGGTTTCACCTTTTTCTATATGACCACCAAGCATTCCGTATTTACCAGCGTTTGTTGTTTCCTCTGGACTTCTTTTAAATAATAATACTTTATTATCTATCACTATGAATAATAATGCTATTCTTTTCTTTTCCATATCTTCTTCATTAATGTTTTCGGTAATAGATTCATTCTTTTTAGTCTTACCCCATTTTTTACCTTTACCAGGTGTTCCGCATGATCCTGGTGTTGGTCTACAGGATGGGTATTTAGATCTTTTCTCACCTTTTTCTCTACCACAGGCCTTACATTTCTTTTTACCGTTTACTGTTCTACATGTATTACAGTCTACCCAACCTTTGTTACCACCACCACCTCTTCTGGAGAACCATCCGTGTAGTCCGTCTTTTTTCTCTTTTGAATAATCAGTTTTTTTGGCTTCGTTTATATCTTCTGGTTCTAATACGAATGCGCCAGCCACTTTTTCACCAGAGCGTATCATTTTTGCTGCTCTAGAGTAACCGTCTAATAGTTCACCATTATATACCACTAAATCGTTGTATAAATCATCGGCATTAACTTCCTCGTCTTCGTATCTTTCATCGCCTGAATCGTAATATTCTTTAAAATCTTTATCGTTTAATAATTCTTTAAGATTTATTTGTTTTAGAACCCATCCGTCGTTAGGTATAATGAACTCATCTATGAAGTGGTCTGGTATATCACTTTCTTCTGGTGTTATGTCTTTGATGTGTTGTGCTACCTCTTCACCTGTAAATGTATTGTACTCATTTATATGATTTTTAACCCAACCTTCTAGTTCATGGATATTTGGTGCGTAATCTTCACCTTCCACGCTTGTTATAGCTTCGTGTGCCTGGTATAGTAGTTCCTTTATATCCTCTGGTGCCTCATTTATGTCATCTTCTTTTAGATCTTTCCATATCTTACCGTTTCTACATCTTACAATAGCTCCAGACCTATATGCTGAGGGTTTATCATATTTTCTTCTAGCTATCCTAAGGCATCTATCAGCTTTTGGTTTCTTTTCTTCAGTTAACGTGATTATTTGTTTTAACCTATTAACATTTTCATTAAGTTTTGGTGTATTGTCGTTACCGCATTTATGACAAACATATAAGTCATCACCACCGTCTTTAATATCCCAGCTCCAATCACATTTATTACATTCTATTTTGTCACCCACAACCTTTTCGGTTATTGTTTCTTCTGTACCCATATTTTTAGGTTCTCTGTACATATCTTCTTTGTGTGTAAAGTCTCTATTTTGACCTTTATTTTCAACAAAACCAAAGTCTTTATAGAATTTCTTTAACCTATTCACATTACCTCCGTAACTGGATGATGGTGTTAGTGTTATCTTCCATCCGTCACCATCAGCTATCTTTATTAGGTCATTCATAAAGTCGGAACCCACACCTTGATTTCTCATTGATTGTGGTACTATAAACCCAGTCAGATAAACACTCTTATCCTTTTCTTTTGTGTATAGTTCAAATCTTATGTCTGGATACTTGCTATCTAGTACGTTAAACGGGTTATTCATTCAGTTTTTTATTATAAATAGTGGTTTTATTTGGTTAAATTAAATATTGCTTTAATTATATATATTTATATTAAAATATAAGTATGGTTAATGGTTTATTAAATGAAGAAATAGAAAATATTCGTAATATGATGGGTATTTCTACACCTAATACTAAAGATGAGATTGATACGGTGACTATGGATGTACCTTTATTTATACGTACCCTCGAGTACGCTAAGGAAGATGCTAAGACTGATATGGATTTACATGATTTGGCTGAAAAAGCGATATCTGGATCAAAGAATGGTGTTTTAACCATGGATGATTATGATATGTTAGTGGGTAACTTGAAACAATTAGCTGAAGTTGAGTCTAAAACCAGTACTGATTTAACCTTCGCCAACCTAGATAAAGGTGTGATAGTGAGTGTTAATTTAGGTGATGGTTATGAGGATAGATTGGTTGATTGGTTATCTAATAACCATGAATCTATTTTTAGTGATTTAGATTACCATGAAGGTGGTAGCGTATCTGTTTCACCAGAGGAAATAGTGTTTTCGGGTGATAATGGTATCTTTATTTTAGATAGAATTAATATTGAAAGAATATAATATGGTTAATAAGAATAGTTTAAACGAAGAGTTATATAGAATCCATGAGATGATGGGTTTAACAGAGAATCAATTAGATATGTTCGCTGATACTGAGGATGACACATCTGATGATTCTAGTGAAGTTTCTGATGATGAACTTATTGGTAAAAAGGTGATGGTTTATTATAACCTACACAAACACGTTTTTTCTGTAACTTATAAAGGACTGGTTAAGTCTTATTCTGATTACGTTAAACTTAAAGACGTTGAGTTCAGAGTTAGACAGGGTGGAAAGGATAAGGTTAGGGATGAAAAGAGAAAAAATGTTCACGCATTTGTTATTGGTACTTTAGTGGATTATAAGGAACATCCTTCTGACGACATACCACAATCAACTGGTTCTAAGGTTATAACATATAACCCTTATAAATACGATTCTTTTGTATATAAAAATGACGAAACACCTGTTTATATGGCTAAAGAAGTTGAGATGATAAACCAACCATCCGATAAAATATTCCAGATAAACGAGTTAGAGGCTAAAGCTATCTCTGAGGAGTATGTGATGGAGGATTCTAATTTAAGGGGTTATATATCTAAACTTAAATCTAAACTTGGTATAATAAAGGATAACTTAAAGCAGGAAGGTGTTGAAACTTTAGAAGCTATAACTAAGTTAATTAAAGCCGCTTCTGGTACTCAAAGACTTAGTGATGAGGATTTAAAAGAGATAGGTACGCAACTTAAGGACCTTCTAAAATTATCTGGTTTAGCGGCAATATCTATTTTACCAGGAGGTTTAATAGCAGCTATATTAATAAAGTTCTTTAAAAAGGAATCCTGGATAACCCCATCTTCTTTTAAAGATAACCCTGTTTCTATTTCTGAAGCATCGGTTGTTGGTTATTCTGATGATAAGATAGACGAATTTATAGTTGACGCTACTAGAGTTAGGGATGAAGCTATAAGTTCTATAGGTAAATATAAAAATATAGTGCTTAACAGTACTCTAATGGATATATACGACAACAAAGGTACTTTTAATAATTACCATGATGATATGAGATACGAATACAGTAAAACGTATAAGAAATTTCAGTATTATTATGATGTGGTTGACGCTTTCGATTTCAGAAATCTTTCTGATAAACTTAAGATGTTAGAGAGTATCGTTGAGGAATTAGATGACTTACAATTAACTTTAGATGAATTGTCTGAAGTACTTGAAGAATTTATATATAAAACTAATTCATTAGAAAAATTACACTCTTTTAAGGGTTTGTTTAAAAATTAAATAGGTAATGATAAACGATATTTCGGTTAATAGTGGTGGACCTATAGATGGTACAACACAAGTAAATAATATAGCCATATCTGACGGTGAACATGATTATAGTTCTGGTGATTGGTATGGTGGTGTAGATTACTCAGATGGTTACGTTATAGTTAGTGATACCACTTCTGCTAACCTACTTGGTAGAACTACTGGTGGTGATACTGGTATGGTTATCCCAGATAAGCCGACTTTTTGGAAATCTTCGGATTTAACTGACGATTCTTTAATAGGGTTAATTAACAAATTACCAGGTTCAACTGGTGGTCATACAACGGTTAGCGGGGCTAAAGCATCTATTTCTGGTACCTATGTCATTTTGAATGATCAAAAACCTATTGTTAGTGGGTATTCTTTTGAATTGGTTACATTACCTTACGAACCACCATCGGCTGGTAGAGTTATATTCCCAGTATTGTCTGGTGCTGGTACTGAAGGTACGTTGAACCCTAACAAATTCGATTTAGATTCCGTATATTGGAATGTGGCGGATATTGAGGGTGTTAATACGGAATCTTATTTCAATACTATAGCCAACGCTAATTATAGAATAACTTTTACTCAGAACGGTGACTCTGCTGTCTACACAGCCACTGGTTTAGGTTTGGAAGAAGGGAGTGAGTTGAGTCGTTCTTTTTTCATGGGTCCTGCAAACTCCGTGGTTTTAGTGACAGCGTCAGATGCTAATTTTGTTGCTAATCAATTGGTTACTATTTCTTTTGAGTTAATTTAGATTCTTTTCTAATTAACTCGCCTAATACCTCTATTTTACCAACTAATTCCTGGAATTCTATCTCGTCTATGGTTATTTCACCTTCTGACGATGACATTAACTTGGTTAATAGTTCGTCATACTCTTTAGTTGCCTCCTCTACGTTGAATTCTCCTTTTGCTGCTTTATCATAGTAAGGTAACTTAACGTCGAAGTGGTGGTATGTTAATATTGATGAACCACCCTTTTCTTTTGCGTTATCTGCTATTTTTTTGGCACCAGACATTCTATTCTCCGAAAACTCTTCTAAAGAATCTTCTTTATCATCAGCTTCACCTAATTCTATAGGGTTACCTTTACCATGATTTGTTCTAATACTATACGAACTATTATTATCTACCACTGGGTTACCTGGACCAGATCTAGCCACACCAGAATCCCATTTTTTCTTAGCGGCCCCTGTAGGGTTTTGTGATTGTGGTGTACCCATCTCTTCTGAGATACCCATCATATCTTTTATTTTAGAAATCTCTTCTGTTAGTAAATCTTTTTTCATGAAGTTAAATTAGTTGATGTAGTTCGTTAATTCATATTTACCAGAATCCATTCTATAAAGTGATATCTGTAACATTTTGTTTTTTACTGGTTTACCATTTTTACTTAGTTCTACACTGTAACTTACAGTTTGCCCATATTTAATATGTTCTGGGTAGAAGCTAGCCATATTAGCCTCATAACCTCTATTAAGTGCGTATTCTTCTGCTGACTCTAATGCACCAGACTGAGTTTCAAAATAGGTTTCTTGTGCGTAAGCTCTACCTTCATAAGTTCTATTCTCATAAACCTTACCTTCTTTACCACTTCTCATAGCTAACCATGATTGTTCTTCTTCTTTAATTTCACTTTCTAGTGTATCCATGGCTTCCATAGCTAAATCCCATCCACCTATAGCTGACTCTTCATCCAATTCCGCCACACTACAATGTTCATAACAATCTGAACATATATCACCCATAAAAATTGGGGCACCACAACAATCAGATTCACCTTCTTCATAAGCATCTAATGGATCAAAGGATTCATTTTTCTCGAAAGTTTCTGGGTCTCTATCTTGTTTGTTAGCGGTAGCGTAGTATATCGCCTCACCTTTCTTTTTTCCGTACTCGTCTTTAAATTTCTTTTTTACCTCATCATTTTCAGATACATCATCTTCTTCCCATTCTGTATAGTATACATTATATTTGTTATAACCTATCTCTAGAATTTCGTCATCAGTTAAATCTTTGATACTTTCTCTGTTATAAGTCATTAACCCTTTTATGTAATCAACAACATCCTTTTCGTATTTAAAATATTTGTCTCTATCTTCGTGAACCCAACCTGCGTCCATACCTTCACCAGTTAATGAGCATTGTCTTGGTGATTCAGTTTCTTTTGGGGTTAAGTAATCGTCGGATCCCATTCTAGCATCATGAAACATCCCTATCTCGTTTACTGGATCTTCCGTTTCCTCTTCATTAAATATACTAAGGTCATTTAATTTATCCATAGTACCCTCAAAACCAGGTACTTCTGGTGAATCAGAGTTACTTAAGTCAGTGAAGAAATCTTCAACATCCTTATGTGTTACAGGTAAATTATCCTCAAATTCTTTACTAAAAACACTAGCTTCATCATAATCCATGTTATGTGTATTCATTAGATGTACGATAACGTCCTCCAATGAAGACATGTCTTCACTAACAGTTTCTTCACCTACATTATCTTCTTTAATAGTATTCTCGTTAATACCCATCATTTGTCTCATTCTAACGATCTCTTCGTTAATTACTAGCTTTTTCATGTATAATATATTTTAATATAAATATATGATATTATATTAAAAGTTGGATACTCAAACCTATTTATAGGTATTTATATAGTATGGGATTAAAGGAATTAGAGGTTAAGAGTTTGCTTAGTAAAATAAGGTCTATGGAGGATGAGTTAAATATGGTAGACTCTGTTCACGAAGAGTTATTATCTACGTTTATGAAAGAAGCTGAGGAACTGGCTAAGTCTAGAGGCCTTAAACCTAAAAAGGATGAGATTATAACTCCTTTAGAGGCTGAGGTGTCTACTGAGGAAGTTATTGATGATGATGTTGAGATGAGTAAAGATATAAAGAAGCTTTATCGTAAAATCGTCACAAAAACCCATCCAGATAAATTAATTGGGGTTGAGGAGGATGTTAAACTTAAGTTAACTAATTTATTTGAATTGGCTGTTGAGGCAGTCGAAAATAAAGATTTATTACAACTTATCTCTGTCGCTGATGAGCTTGGTATACCTAATATAACTATAGATGAGACCCATATACCTATTATTAAGCACAAGGTCAACATATTAGATGATAGACTAAAGAAATCTAAGGATTCTACGGTTTATGTTTGGTATTCTTCAGACGAAGAAACTAAAAAAAATATTTTAGAAAAATACTTGACTTTTATGTATTTTTGATTATAGCCAGATATTTATATGTAACAATAATAAAATAATAAACTTTAAAAAAACCAAAAAAAACAAATGGCAAATTTAAATTTAAGAAAGAACTTAACACAAGCGTTAAGTTTCACCCAATTAGATGGTAACTTCGAGTTCTTAGAAGACTTGAACACATCTTTGGAAACAAGAGTAAGTGCTGAAGAAGCTCTTAGTGCGTCGGTAGATGCATCTTTAGAGACAGTAATTACTGACAATAAAACTACTAGTGATGCTGCTGAGGCTTCATTAGATACTAGATTAGACAATTTTAGTGCTGATTTCGCTACAGACATCGAATTAAGTGAGGCTGTTTCTGTTGAAACTGCAAGAGCTATCGCTGCTGAAGGAGTTATCGAAGATAACTTGTCTACTGAATTAGTAGATAGAGCTGCTGCTGACTCAACGTTACAAGGTAACATTGATGGTGTTTCTACTGACTTAAGTGATTATGAAGCGTCTAATGATGCTGCATTATCAACTGAGGTTGCTGATAGAGCTTCTGCTGATACTCAATTACAAAACAACATCGATGGTGTTGCTGGTGACTTAACTCAGGAAATTTCTGATAGAGAAGCTGACGTTGATGCTGAAGAAACTAGAGCTATCGCTGCTGAAGGTTCAATCGCTTCTGATTTAGCTGATTATGAAACATCTAACGATGCTGCATTATCAACTGAAGTTGCAGACAGAATTGCTGATGTTGATGCTGAGCAATTGAGAGCTGAAACAGCTGAAGGAGTTATCGAAGATAACTTATCAACTGAATTAGTAGATAGAGCTTCTGCTGATACAGTGTTAGAAGGTAAAATTGTTACTGAAGAAACTGCAAGAATATCTGGAGATGCTTCATTGGCAACTAGAATAGATAACCTTAACAATGATTTTGCTACGGATATCGAAGTAAGTGAAGCTGTTTCTGTTGAAACTGCTAGAGCTATTGCCGCTGAAGGATCAATTGCTTCTGACTTAAGTGATTATGAAACGTCTAACGACGCTGCATTGTCAACTGAATTAGTTGCTAGAGCTTCTGCTGATACGGTATTACAAGGTAATATTGATGCTGAGGAAACTAGAGCATTAGCTGCTGAAGGTGTTATTGAAGATAACTTATCGACTGAATTAGTAGATAGAGCTGCTGCCGATGTTGTATTACAAGGTAACATTGATGCTGAAGAAACTAGAGCTATCGCTGCTGAAGGTTCAATCGCTTCTGACTTATCTGATTATGAAACATCTAACGATGCTGCATTGTCTACTGAAGTTGCTGATAGAATCGCTGACGTTGATGCTGAAGAAACTAGAGCATTAGCTGCTGAAGGTGTTATCGAAGATAACTTATCAACTGAATTAGTTGCTAGAGCTTCTGCTGATGTTGTGTTACAAGGTAACATTGACGCTGAAGAAACAAGAGCACTAGCTGCTGAAGGAGTTATTGCTGATAACTTATCAACTGAATTAGTGGATAGAGCTGCTGCTGACAACGATTTATCTACTGATATCACTGCTGAAGAGACTGCAAGAATATCTGGAGATGCTTCATTGACGACTAGAATAGATAACCTTAACAATGATTTCGCTACAGACATCGAAGTAAGTGAAGCTGTTTCTGTTGAAACTGCAAGAGCTATCGCTGCTGAAGGAGTTATCGAAGATAACTTGTCTACTGAATTAGTTGTTAGAGCTTCTGCTGATGTTGTATTACAAGATAACATCGACGCTGTTGCTGGTGACTTATCTGATTATGAAACGTCTAACGACGCTGCATTGTCAACTGAATTAGTTGTTAGAGCTTCTGCTGATGTTGTGTTAAAAGATGACATTAGTGCCGTTGCTACCGACTTATCTGATTATGAAGCGTCTAACGATGCTGCATTGTCAACTGAATTAGTTGTTAGAGCTTCTGCTGATGTTGTATTACAAGATAACATCGACGCTGTTGCTGGTGACTTATCTGATTATGAAACGTCTAACGACGCTGCATTATCAACTGAATTAGTTGCTAGAGCTTCTGCTGATACAGTATTACAAGGTAACATTGATGACGTAGAGTATTTAGCTGAGAACCCAAGATATATATTCGACGGTAATAAGCTTGATATAACTGGTGCATCATATGTGGTTGTTGGTTCTGCTGAAGCTATAATGGTCGTTGACGCGCCTGCTGTAACTAACGGGAACATCGACTTTACTGCTGCTACTGCTGGTACTATTAGTACTATAGTTATAGCTGATTTAGCTGGTGATAGTACTGGATCATCTGAATTTATAGTTAGATTCAACCAACTATTTGGTAACCCTTATGGTACTGCTGAACTAATCCTTCAAGAAGGTGAGTCTGCTCAAGTATATATGTTATCTACAGGTGTAGGTGTATTATTAGCGGTAAACAAAGCGGTTGCTTATGTTACTGAATACCCAGCTGACGGAAAATAATAGACTAAATAAATAGACTATAATAAGGGTGGGAGAAATTCCACCCTTTTTTTTTGTTTAAATTTTACGGAATGATTGTGGTTTGATCGATAGATACAGTATTTAATAACACTATTTAAGTGTGTTGGTTTTCCAATCGTAACTCTTACCGTCGATTTCGTTTTTTTCAAATAGATTCTTAAGTAGTAACTCATATTGTTCTATCATAACATGATTATCAATAGTATACCTCTTTATTATTTCTCTATTTCTTTCTGTATAATCTTTATCGGACTTTCTCTTATCTATAACTTCTAATATTAAGTCACCAGCGTCTTTAATATTAAAATCTTCATAATAATAACCGATATCTTTACATAGGTGTGCATTATGTATTAGTGGTGTACCAAAATATACTGTATCTAAATAAGCGTAATTAAGAGCGTTACCCCATTGATTTGATACTATCATATCAGCATATTTAGATAATAGGTAAACTATATTGTATCTATGATCGAATATAATTTTTTTATCTTTGTGTAGTTGAAATGTTTTAACTATGTCAATTAAAGTTTCGTTTTTAATTAATTTAGTTGCATTTGTTATACTAACCTCTTGTATCGCTTCTGGGTTTATTTTGTAAGCATACTCACAAGAGTGTATTATTGGTAGTAAGTTCTTTAAAACACTTAGATTTGGTTCTATTGAGGCTATTTTCCATTTGTCGAACTCCTTATCATCAAAAAATGGTGTTAAACCATCTTTAGTTACTTTAGGTGCTAATTCTTCTACGAATTTAGGTGACCATACAAAAGGTACTGACTTGGCCTCGCAATTATGAGTTATTTCAAAGTATTGTTTGTTATGGAATTCTTGTTGGGGTACCATCCAAACTTCATCAAATAGTTCTGATATCACCACCCCGTGATTAGGTTCATCTTTTTTACCAAATCTACCATTAAATAATATATTCTCCATGTGCATAACAAAGGTATTCCCACCTTTATAACCCACCACCTTTTTATTACCACCACTTTTAAAGAATTTAATATCTTTTTCTGATGGTACTGTATCTAAAGTTATTAGTACATCTATATTATCTTTAGTATTTTTATCCCATCCTAATATATTATAATTCTTAATCCATGAAATCTTATTTAACTCTTCATCTTTAAGTTTTGGGTTTGTATTAATTATATATATTTTGGTTACAGATTCTATTCTATCGAACACATCGTATAGCATAAGACAGTTTTGCTTTAACCCATTTGAGAATAGAGATCCTTCTTTTTGAACATTTAATGTTATACCTACATTCATTACTTTAAAATATTAATAGTCGTTATCGGAACCGTAAGAGTCCTCGTCGTTATTGTCTAAAAATTCTGAGTAGTAACCACTTTCTAAGTCGGATAATATTGTATCTATTTCATATAGAGCGCCACTAATTTTACCTAATATAGATTCTGTTACATCATATTTAAATTGATCTGGTGGTATCTCCTCTAAATTTGAAATGTATTCGTGTAATATATTTTCTAGTTCTACCTGTAAGTCTTTAAGGAACTCTGAAGCGTTTAAATTCATGTTGTTTTGTTTTTAGATAAATATATCATCAAAGCCTTAACTACATGATTTTTCTATAATACTATCAATTAATTTAAATTCAGATTTAAGGTATAGTTCGTATATTAAATTAGAGGTGCTATCACTAAATATGTAAACATTTGAATTTCGATTAAATACCCTTTTTAAATCATCTTTATTATCTATGATGTTTTTTAGTCCTATATATGTTTTATTAAATCCCATATAACAAAACTAATAAAAATAGATGTAATATTCTAACTTATGATAAATAATTTACAGACTAACTAACATATCTAATAACTCCTGCTGTGGGAACATATCAAATTTACCTTTATTCGTGTTAGTGTGTGTTAAAAGACCTTTAACTTTACCATAATACGCATCTGAATTAAATTCGAATGCGTCTGCACCCTTTTCTTTAACCCATTTAGGTAACCCTTCTCTAATATCTATACCGTCTCTTTCACCAATCCATAAAACCCATAACCTAATACCTTCTATTTGATCATCCGAATATTTATGCCATTGTTTATACCCTTTAAATGGTTTTGCCAGGGTAACAATCTGTGATTCGTGAGCTCTAGTACCAACATATGTCTTACCGTCTTTGAGGTAACCAAAATTATTAACCTCTAAACCGACTGAATTTACATGCATGTGTTGAGAACCGTTTTTACCTAAGTGCCAACCGTAATTACCTTCAGGGAATGCTTGGACCATAACACCGTCATAATCAGAATTACCATCAGTAATCTTCTGACCACCTAAAACAAATTCGGTACCTATAGCACCTCTCTTGTCTCTACCCCAATTATCAATGGTTTTATAAGGGTTATTCCATCCAGCTGTATGGTGTAGGAATACATATTCTGCGTTTATTGGACCTTCTTTGTATTCTCCCTCTGGTAAGAAGTGTCGGTTGACTATTAACCCGTTAGGGGTAGTGTATACTGTTTCTTGGTTGTCAGTTGTAGCGAAACCCATTGCGTACATGGTTATTGGCCCCACAATACCATCTGTAAGTAACCCATTTTTATGTTGCCACTCTTCTACAGCTTTGTGCGTTACTTTCCCGAATACACCATCACTTTTTATGTCTAAGAATTCTTGCAACTCTTTAACCTCTTGACCTCTAGAACCTATTTTTAATACCATAATTATTTTTTAATATTTTTTTCTACAGAGAATATCTTAAGAAAATCCTTTAAAGGTAATCTCTTTATTTTAGCGAAGTATTTAGCGGCTTCTAATCTACTATCATTAATATTAACCACACCGATAGCTTCTTTCTTTTCGTCTGATTTGTTGTAAAAATACGTCATAACACACTCTTTATTATATATATTAAACTTTTATTTAAAAGGTTTATATTTATATAGAAATACAAGACATTATTATGGAGATTAACGAAGTTTTTAACCCAAATATGGAGGAATCCATTAAGAATAAAATAAACGAATTAAAGGATATACAAATCAAATTGGATGAAGCTCTAGCTTTATACAAAGAGTCTGTATCTGAATTGGAGGCTACTAAAAGCGAATTAGTACCAGAGGTTATGGCTATGTTTGATGGTCAGGTTGATCCAGGTAAAAAACTTAAGGTTGAATTAGATGGTTTGTTAGTTGAGATTACTCAGCAATCAGAAAGACTTACCACTTCTTATAAACAGGCGTTTGATACAGCTTTGACTAAAGTAAATGAAAATACCAAAAAAGTACTGAACCAAATTTTAGAGGAGTCTAAAGTTGCTGGTAAAGTTAAGGGTAAACTTACTATAGACGGTTCTAAGGTATATGAAGGAGCGATTACTAATTGGTTTGGTTCTGTAAAGGATTGGCTTAAAAGAGCTTATGATAAGCTAACTGGCTTCTCTAATAAAGCTAGTGAAGGTATCGATGAGATCGAAGAAATGATTAAACAAATGGAGGATGAAAAAGATGGTGAAATGGCTATGAAGAACTATGATGATATAGAGTCTGGGGCTGTTTATGAATCCATTAATAGAATGAAAACCATTATTAATTCATAAAATAAAAATTAAACAACGAAAAAACCACCATTAAATAATGGTGGTTTTTCTTTTTATACATCATCGTATATCATAAAATACAATTCCTCTTTAGGTCTTGTGACGGCAACGTAGTGTACGTTCCTACTCTCCTCAATAAGTAATCCATCATTGGTTATAAATGAGTATTCGTCTAAATCATGAGTCATACTACCGTGCTCTAGTAACATTTCTGGATCTGACGAGTTTACTACAACACATCTAGGGAATTCACGACCCTTGCTTTTATGTATTGAGGTTATAAAGACTTCGGAGTCTTTATTAGATTCTATGAATTCTAGTAACTGATTTACATCTTTACCGTAATAGGGTAGGATGTCTCTTATTTTCTTTTTAATAGAATCAGTCATATCACCTTTGGTTATTCTGTCTATATCGGTTTTAGTTAGATAGTTGAAGTATTTTAGGGGTAACTTTTTCTTAAAACATCTCTTTTCTATATCTTTTATGACCTTGTTGGTTCTAGCTAGTACTGTTAATGGTTTGCCGTCACCCATCATACTGAATAACTTAGTTTTGTTTATAAACTTATCATCAACAAACCCATCATTTTTAGATTCTGGTATAGCTTCTAATGAACTATACTTATTAGCATTCTCCACTATTTTTTTATGTGACCTAAAGTTCTTGGTTAGGGTTAACTCTACAACAGTTTTCTTTTCTTTAAGTAATGACTCTATCTTACTACAATTAGCTCCAGAGAAGCCGTATATCGATTGGTTTTTATCCCCTATTATATAGTATTGTTTAGCGTTTATAGCTAATAATATCTTCATTTGTAAAGTTGAGGTGTCTTGGTACTCATCAATAAATATGTAGTCGTACATACCATTAAAGAAACCTTTGTGGTTTGGGTCTTTAGATAATTTTTCGGTATCAATTAACATATCAGAAAAGTCCCTACTATTAGTAGCTTTCAAGAAAGCTGTGTAATATTCGTAGAAATTTGGTTTAGGGGACTTAACACCATCGTAAAATTGTAATTTATATGATGAGAAACTTGATGATATACTACTACCGTCCTCATAAAACCTCTCTAGGTTACCGTAATATTGTTCTCTTACTGATTTTGGTTCTTTAAAAGATGGTTTCATATTATCTCTATACCACGAAATAAAATCATAAAAAGTTACGATAGGTTTGAATTTACCTAACTTACCTAACACACTGCTGGTAAAACTATGTATAGTGGTTATCTTAACCTGACCATCTATTCTATTCCTTAATTCATTAACGGCATCGTTTGTGAATGAAAAGAATATAATTCTTGATGGATCAACACCATTTTCTAACAAATGGTTTAACCTACCTACAGTAGAGTGTGTCTTTCCGCTACCAGCAGTTGCTGATAATATAACCGATTCTGGTCCACCGAACTCTATAAAGTTCAATTGTTCTTTAGTGTATTTATTTTCCATGGGACAAACTTAAATAATTATTTGTTTTAAAACAAACTTTTTTCTACTTTTGTCCTATGAGTATATTAAAATTCGATGAAGTTTTCGGTGAGCAAGAACATAATTTCAAAAAAGTGGTCTTGGGTGATAAGGACGTGCATAACTGTGTCTCCTATATAAAGAAATTGATATTCAAAGATTTGGGGGTTCATGAATTGGTGTCGGATAAGGATAAATATAGAAAGATATTCAATTTGGTTTGTGAAATAACCGCAATATCTAAAGCAATAGATTTCCCTATTATTAACTATGATGATATGGAAACCCCAGTTATTGATCAATTTAGAAGGTATAGTGGTAGGTGGGTTGATGTTATCGGATTTAACATGGGTGAGTTCCCTATCTTCTATTACCCTATTTACAGTAAATCTTTTTTTATATGTAGAGTTACCGATACCGAGTACATTGTTTGTGGTTACGCTGCACAGAGTGTCGTGAATAGTTACAGCCATAAATCATTGGTTATAAACAGTAGTATACGTCAGCATACTAATATGAGTGCTTTCTATGGTTTTGAGTACTTAAGTAAGTTACCGAATAATATTTACGAGTTCCAGAATTTAATGAAATAAGAGTATATTTATAAATAAAACATTATGGGTAAGAAAATCTATAAAATAACTGAATCTCAAATGAAGAGTATTTTAGAAAATAAGAAGTCTTCTAAAAATGATACTAAAGAACAGATATCTGAAGATCAGTTAAAAAACATATTCGAGAGTTTAGCCGATAAGGTTGAAGAGTACGATAATTATAACTACCCAGCTGGAGCTGACGCAGATCCTAGCGCCCCATGGAATGATGATGGTGGTAGTACTAGACAGGGTGAGTACGTTAAGGGTGACATTGTTGGTGTTGGTTATGATGGGGATGAGATGCTATTGATGGATAAATCTAGTGGTAAATATTATTACACTATTAATGAAGCTATCACTGATGGTAAATATGATATATATGATGAGTTATCTGACTTTTTAGATATACCTCAAGAAGAAGATGAAGATGAGGATGGTCGATATATGGTCGCTATAAACGATTGGAAGAGTTATATTGATCAAGGTGAACTATTAGGTGCTATGGCTAGTTATTTAAATAACAGTAATGATATTGATTCTGGTGACCAAGAAGCTTATGAAAATGGTGATGTTTGGTTTATGGAAGTTAGTCCAGAGTCTATTGAAGGTATTGGTAGTGATAAATTGAAAAGTATGGTTAAATTTAATTAAGATTTAATAATATATCTTTATATGAATTGGGTATATCTACATAAATGTGGGTATACCCAATTTTTTTGTTGGCTATTATCCTGTGTCTACCATCTATAACACCTATCTTATTAGATTGGAACCCTAATGATGGTAGTTCTAACGAACCTTTTTTGTTAATATTTTTTTTGATGTGGTTTATACAATCATTAACTCTGTTAATAGAATATACGTTTTTAGTATCAATGTCTATATGATATTCTGGGGTGTCAGACTTTAACCTAGATATTAGTTTATCCAGGTTAACTAAAACGGGTGAAGTATATTCACACTCTTTACTTTCGTACAATTCTGCTTCCAAGTATTTCATAATTCAAATATACGACAATATATTTATTTAAAAAAAAATTTACTTAACTTTAATTATATTTATAACTAAAGAGGGTATTATGATTGTTACTAAAAAAGATATATTAGATTCATTAAACGAAGGGTTTTATAAAGAATACCCGTTAGAGGATATCGGGTTGTGGTATGGTGATTCTGATTATAAAGCTAGGGGTGGTGAAATGGTTTATATGACACCAGATGAGTTCTTATCGAAGGCTAAACCATTGGAGATGACTGATGAGACTAGGTCTAATATTAATGATCTTATCGCACATGTTAGTAATGGTGGTAAACTAGACCCTTTAACTTTATATTCGCTAGATAAGACCGATGTTAGGAATAGTGATGGTAGACATAGAGCTATAATGGCTATGCAAATAGGTATACGTAAGTTGCCTGTATTGGATTTCACTAAATCTAACGGTGATGTTGATTTAGAGGTTGTTTCCGAATTATTCTCAATTTCACCAGAGTGTGAGGACCCTAGTTTTTATATATCAATGGCTAAGGATAACTTCGGTGAACCTATGATGGAAAAAAAGAATGACATGTATAGTGTTAAGGTTAACCCTAAGTATAAAGATCTTTTTTTCGTATTTGAGGTTATTAACGATATGTACAACAATAAAGAGTTTGAATCACTATTTTCTGAATCAGAGTTCGTTTGTGAGGAGTGTTTAGAGTTAAAAATTGAAGAGAGACTTAACGAGAAATTAGATGTTCTTTCTGATATGGTAGAGTTAAACGAAAGTATAACATATCATTTAGATAACAATATACCATTGATAGAAAATATTTATAGACCTGGTAGTTATAAGCACATGGATTTAATTAGAGAAGCTAGAGAGATGTGGGAGAGAGGATCACTTAATTTAGACGGTTTTGATTCATTTCTTTTTGAAAATACTAGTCTAGGTACCTTTGGTGAGTATAATGGTCTTAAAGTACCCTTAGATCTCCCTATTTTAGCTGAACAGGGTTCAGATACTTCTTGGGAAAATGACGAGGGTGAAAAGATCACTCTACAGGATATTTTAGTTATGACTAAAGATATACCTAAAAAGGATTATCCGACGGATAAATTAGCGGATGTAGTGTTAGGTTGGGATGGTAACCCTGAGGAGCTGGATAGAGTTGAACAGGTTGAAGTTTCCGAACAATACCCTATATTAATTATGGTTAACGAGGTTGGTGAGATTCAATGGATTTTAGATGGTAACCATAGAGCTCAAAGAGCGTTGGGTTCTAATATGAAGACAATACCAGCTAAATTAATTAAACCTTCAGATTTGGATGCTAAAGCTAGAAAAGTTTTACTGGGTATTGTTGATGGTGTAAATGAGGCTGAATATAAAGGTAGGGATGTTAAATTAAACAAACCAAAGCGAGGTGGTTCTAAGAAGTTCTATGTTTACGTTAGGAAACCTAATGGTGGTATAAAGAAAGTTTCTTTTGGTGATACTACTGGTCTTTCTGTTAAACTAAACGACCCTAAGGCTAGGAAATCATTTGCGGCCAGACATGACTGTGCTAATAAGAAGGATAGAACTAAGGCATCATACTGGTCTTGTAGACTACCTAGATACGCAAGTTTATTAGGTTTAAAATCTAACTTTAGTGGGTACTGGTAAACCTTATATCGATACCGAGTTAAAGTCTGGTTGTATCATTAGAGAGTTTGGGGATGATATAGACCCTATCGAATTGATGTGGCATAGAGATAAAGAGGATAGGTTGGTTGAGGTAATTGACTGTGGTGAAGGTTGGATGTTTCAATTTGATAACGAACTACCTATTAAATTGTGTAATAATAAGTCTTTATCTATAAAGAGACATGATTGGCATAGGGTTATAAAAGGTGATGGTAAGTTACTGGTTAGGATAAATAAATTCACAACCTAATAAAACACTCATCATAATCACTTATAGTTCCACTCTTCCATTCTGCATCAGAATAATCATCACTACCATTAAAAATGAAGTCGAAGGTGTCTAACATGAAATCTTCTACCTGGGTTTTAAGTAATAAAAACCTAATACCTTCTAGACTAACACCATTTGATTTATCGTAAATAAATACGAAGGTGGGATTAAATTTATCAAACATACTAAATATACCTAGGTGTATATCTCTTTTGCAAGATATTTCATCTTTAAAAGAGTGGTATAGAGTTTCTGCTATACTTCTATCAACATTAAAGTCGTGTACCGATAATAGTTCTGCTAAATTATTCTTGTAAATCACTTAAAGAATTATTTACCTTTAAATATAGGTCCTCTAAAGTACCATTATTAATAATTTCTTTATTTATACCAGTTATGGAGTCCATTTCCTTCTCTGAGGCGTGACCGTCTACATTATTTAAGTTTGGTCTATTAACCGACCAAATAACGCCACCCATATTAAGTATAGCGTCTACTTCGTGTTGAAACCTTACGTCACATATAACCACATCTAAATCGTTATTTTTTTCATACCATTGTTGGAATCTTTTCACCCAGAATGATCTACCTAAAGCTTTTAATTCTGGTATGTGTTTTGGTATGTCGTATTGGAATATTTCAGTACCCATTATCTGTAGTACTAATCTAGGGGTTATACCCCAAGAAGGGTCAATTTCATCTTTAGAGTCGCCAAATACTTGATCTTCGGTAAACCCGAATAATTCCATCGCACCCCTTTTTATTGGGTTAGCAAAGCTATATTTAGTGAAACCTTTATTATTAACCAAATAATCACCTGTTGTATCTTTACCAGACCTTTTTTTACCTAAAACACCTATTATCATATTTAATATATTTTTATACAAAAATAAGTTAAACGTTTGATAAAAACAAATTTATTTATTTATTTATAAATTCGTCTATTATAGATTTCGTAAGTCTTCTATTGTTGTGTATTGGTTCTTCGGATATTTCTTGTTCTTCTGATTCTGACTCTTTGGTTTCTAATTTATCTAACATATCAGACATATCGTCTTCAGATACTTTATTCATATCTACCGCTGATAATATAGAGTTAACTACGTATTTGTAATCCTTTGATTCTAGTTCTTCAGACCCACTTCTCATTTTTTGAGCTAATTTACCAGTTAATTTCTGTATAGATTTAAGTATATTCTCTTCGTCAGCTGGTTCTTCAGTTGGTTCTTCATCACTCATCTCATCATCTACAATCTCTTCGTCATCAACCATCCCTTCGGTATCTTCTGGGGTTTCGGTGTCCATCATATCTGAATCATCAGTTAATTCAGTTTCCATGTCAACACCCATATCTTCTGGTGATTCTGGTTTAAAATCAGTACCTAAATCTTCGGTATCATCAAACTCTGAAGTCGATTCAGAATCGTTATTAATAGAAGAAGCCGAATCCGTATTATCAGATTCAGCTCCTTTAATTTTTAAAACGTAACGTTCAGTTAGACTTTTTTTTTTAAAACATCTATATTTTCAGAATGACCAACATTTTCGTTGATTTGTTTAAACATCATATTTAAATGCTTAAGTGCTTCTGCGTATGATCTGTAAGAATGTTCGTGTATGTTTTGAACACCACTAATATATTCGTAACCAGATTCTTTTTTAACCTTTATGTAAACATGTTTTTCTTCCTGTACAATACCATATTCGGTACCGTCAGAGGCTAATGCTTCGTGTAAGACATCTGATGGTGTACCAGTTTTAGATACATTTTCATTCATACTGTCTTTATTTATACCAGCAATCTCTAAAATTCTTAACAATTTTTCGTCTGGGTTTACTATTTTCTCTGAACCTACTGGTCTCATAATTTTCTATTTATTAAATAAGTGTTATTCTTCTTATAAATATAAGCCTTTTATTAAAAAAATCAATATACTTCATTTTCTAATGATAATAGCTCATCTTTAATGTCTATCCCTAAATCCCTTAACTGTTCTAGGTACTTAGATCTTCTAAGATATTTGAATACTAAGTTCTCTGTACTATACTCACCACCCTTGGTTAAACCACTTTTTCTGTAGGCTCTTATCTTAGCTTTTAATTTATCTATTTTTAATATCTTAGCTTCTGGGTCTGTTTCTTTAATTATATTAGTTAATTTTTTATCGAAATCTTTAACTTTTTTTATTATACCCTTTTTATCTATAACACCCTCACCTTTATCTTTGGTGGGAGTTTTAATCCATTTGTTGTATAATACACTGTATATACCATCTGAATCTACTGTCTCCTTGATGTCTTGTGCGTATAACTCAACGTCAAACTCTTTTATACTTATATCGTGTTTTATGTTGTATAACTCTTTTTTAGCAGTAAAAAATTCATCAGCTAATAAGGTGTCATCTGTTACTTTTTCTTTATCTATAACTACGTGTAAGTCGATATCTGAATACTTAGACCAGTTATAATTAGCTATACTACCTACTATAATGATATCTTCAACCACAACAGTTTCTATACCCATACTATCCATAAAGTCTTTAGTTATAGATATTAATCTATCTCTGATATCTTTATCTAATTTAACTTCTTTAAAATTATCGGAATCATGGTTAACCCAAATATCTTGAGCTAAACTGTCGTTCACATTAAAACTTTTTATAATACCATCCATATGTAATAAATACACGTATTTTAATAAAAAAACCTTTTATATTAGATAATCATCAGCAAATTCTTGAGCTATCTGATGGTCATCTGTTTTTTCTATCCAACCAGTGATAATGTATTTAGTTTGACCTTTTAATGGTGGGTTACCTCTATGTTTATGTGTCCATAGGGCTGGTGCCATAATTAATTTACCAGTTTCTGGTTTAACTTTTTGTTGATTGAATTTAAATTCAGTTTCACCACCCTCAACATCGTTAAGGTAATATATAAAGAATAATTCTCTTTTGGAGGTTGACCCTCCTTCGTTCTCGTGATGCCAAGCATAGTACCCTTGATCATCTATATATCTTTGCATTTGCATATGTGGTACACCATTATTACCTGCTACATAACAGGATTGTGCACTCATAACCGCAGAAGATTTAGATTTAAAATCACCGTTTATGGTCATGAATGGGTTTTGTGTGATGTAATCAACTAGATTAGACAATAAATTTTCTCTCAGATAGTCGTATATGTATAACCAATTATCGTTATCTAGGTTTAAGTGTATCATAAGGTCTGTAGATGATTTAACTGATTTATTAACACCAGCACCACTTATACCTTCACTTTGTTCACTAGATGTTTCAAACTCATTGATTATAAAATCACACACCTCTTTAGATAAAGTTTTTTCGTATATTTTAACTAGATTATCCATTATATAACTTTATTGTATATCATATCAAACTTACTTATTTTATCATTCAATCTTAATGGTTTTATATTGGTATCATAAAAATCACATAATTCAGATCCTTTAAAGTATACGTGTAGATTCACATTTAAATCATTGGTTAAACCTAAAGCGTATTCTTTAATGCGCGTGTAGAATTCTTCGTCACTATTACCATCATTATCGAAAATTACCAATAAATCACTATTATCTAACTCAAAGTTATAGGTTTTAACTAATTCATTGTTTTCAGAATATAATTTTATCACCCAATCGCCTATCTCTGGCATCAACATACTTCCCCAGGTACCTCCGTTTAAATACATATCACCTAGAAATTCGTTATCGTAAAACCACTCTACTCGGTAACCATAGTCACCATTTACAGCTACTTTTACAACCTCATTTAGGGTTATCTGCACACTAGAGTCATTAGATATCTTAAATTCCATGTTATAGCTTTCTGTAAGTATAGTTTTTAGATATTTTAGTATTAAAGTACTTACCTTGACTTTCGGATAGGTTTAATTCAGCGAATACATCGTGAGGTACATCATCATATTCATATGAGGCGCCACTCTTAAATACCACTATCAATTTTTTAGATGGGATATTGTATGTCCCTTGTTGTATGTTCGAACTCTCGTACTTGGCTACTATGTTTTCACCTAAATACTCTTTACTTGTCACTGGCATATGTATATTCAAATGTTCTAGTAGGCGTTATTTTAACTAGACGGTCTATAGTGTCTAGACTATATAATTTAGTTGTTGTAACCAACAAATCACCTTCTTCAGTTTTTGTTGTCTCTTTTTCTGTGACCATTAAGTTGTTACCAGTCAGACTAGTACTGGTTAATTTACCAGTATATTCCTTAACATCACCACTTCTAAAATAGATTGTAATCTTTTCCATGTATATTTATATTTGAATAAAAGGTAGAATAATTTTTGATATTGTAAAGTATAATGCTATCTTTGTTTAAAACAAATTATAATATGAAGGAAAGAATGACTAACGAACTTAGGGTGGCTTTTACAAAAGGGCAGTCTTTAGCGTTAAAATATGATGACTCATTACTTAGATTACAACATGTTGTTTACGGTATACTAGTTACAGATAATATGGTTAGAGAAATAGTTAAAAATAAGGTAACTGATTTCGACTTACTTATAGATGACATGTATAACCTAATAAAAAGAACGTCAGATGGTCTAGCTGATGGTTCTAGTACCATATTACCATTTGAAACTGAGTTACACGATGTAATAAGAAATAGTGTTTTGAAGAAAAAGACTGAAGAGTACGTGACAGTAGAAACTTTTTTTAAGATCTCAATGGAAGTAGATTCTGCTTTCGTTAAGTTGTTTAAAGATTTTGGTCTAACAAAAACATTTGTATATAGAAAAATAAAACAATTAACAAATAAAACAAATATGAATATAACACCGAACGAAGATGAGTCACCTAGAATTAGAAGGAAGACTAATGAAAACTCTAAAAGTAAGACACCTATGTTAGATGGTTTTGGTAGAGACTTAACCAAATTAGCTTTAGAGGATGTATTAGACCCAGTTATAGGTAGATCTCATGAGGTTGACAGGGTTTGTCAAATATTAAGTAGAAGGAAGAAGAATAACCCTATATTGATAGGGGACCCAGGTGTGGGTAAGACTGCTATAGCTGAGGGTTTAGCTATTAAGATAGCTAATGGTGAATGTCCTAGGACTTTGATCGGTAAACGAGTTGTAACATTAGATATGACTTCTTTAGTTGCGGGTACCAAGTATAGAGGTCAATTTGAGGAGAGAATTAAATCGGTAATAGATGAGGTTAAGGAGAATACTGATGTTATTTTATTTATAGATGAGATTCATACCATAGTCGGTGCTGGTAATTCATCTGGATCTTTAGATGCTGCTAACGTATTTAAACCAGCTATGGCTAGGGGTGAAATACAATGTATAGGTGCTACCACTATAGACGAATACAGAGAACATATCGAAAAGGATGGTGCTTTAGATAGAAGATTCCAAAAAGTTATGGTTAACCCAACTTCTTTGGAGGAAACTAAAGAGATACTTAAAAACATAAAGAATAAGTACGAAGATTACCATAAGGTTGAGTATTTAGATGAATCTATAGATGAAATTGTAAATCTAGCTGATAGGTATATAACCAACAGAGAGTTCCCTGATAAAGCTATCGATATTATGGATGAGGTTGGTTCTAGGGCTCAGGTATCAACTAAAACACCAAAAGAAATTAAAGATCTAGAATTAGCTATAAAGGAGATAAGAGATGAGAAGTCTAGTGTGGTTAAATCACAGAACTTTGAAAAAGCTGCTGGTTTAAGGGATAAAGAGAAGAAATTATTAGTTAAGTTAGAAGAAGCTAATGTTTCTTGGAGATTGAGTATTAATGAATCTAGGGTGGTTATCAAACCAGAAATGATTTCTAATGTTGTTTCTATGATGACTGGTATACCTGTTAGTAGGGTAACCGAATCTGATATAAATAAACTACTTAAAATGAGTGATACTTTGTCTGGTTCAGTTATTGGTCAAAGTGAGGCTATCGAAAAGGTTGTGTCCTCTATAAAAAGAAATAAAACTGGTTTTAGAGAACAATCTAAACCGATAGGTTCTTTCCTTTTTATTGGACCTACTGGGGTTGGTAAAACCGAATTAGCTAAGTCTTTAGCTGAAAGTGTTTTTGGTTCTTCTGATTCTATAATAAGATTGGATATGTCTGAATATTCAGAAAAGTTTAATATAAGTAAGATTATAGGTGCCCCTCCTGGATACGTTGGTTATAACGAGGGTGGTCAGTTAACTGAGAAAGTTAAGAATAAACCTTACTCCCTAATACTTTTTGATGAGATAGAGAAAGCTCACCCAGATATTTTCAATGTTATGTTGCAATTACTGGACGAGGGTTTTCTTACTGATGCTAATGGTAGAAAGATTAACTTCAAAAATACGTTAATCATAATGACTTCCAATATAGGATTGAAAGAGGTTCAGGATTTCGGTACGAAAATGGGGTTTAGTGATTCTTCTTCTAAAACAGATGATTTAGAGAATATTAAGAGTATAATCGATAAGAACATGAAGCGTACTTTTAAACCAGAATTTATTAACCGTTTAGATGAGATAATACATTTTAATTATTTAAGTGAAGATGATATAACTAAGATTATTGATATACAAATTAAGAATTTAGCTAAAAGGTTATCAGAAAATGGTTTTAAGCTTAGAGTCGATAAAAAAACTAAGTTATTCATTTTAAATGAAGGGTATGATAAGATTTATGGTGCTAGAGAAATAAATAGGACGATACGCAAGTATATAGAGGACCCTATATCAGATGAGATGTTAAATAAAAGATTACCTAAGTCTGGTTCTATATCTATAACTATGAATGTTAGTTTGGGTAGACCGAAAGTAACTCTTAAGGTAGAAAAATTTTAAGTAAAAACTAAAACTTAACGCAGTTGCGTACTATTTATATGTGTACTAAAATTACATAAATAAATGGCTACAGTAACAATATACCTTAGAAATGATTTAGGTCGAGCGCTCTCGTATACAGAGTTAGATACTAACTTCGAAAATATTAAAACGGTAATTGAAGACCTCGGTATAGGGGATCTTAACGATATCGTACTATTAAATCCTCAAAATGGGGATTTACTAGCTTATAATAGTGTGACTAGTGAATTTGAAAACACTAAGGATGTCTCTTTAGATACCCTTAGTGTTTCTAGTTTAACAGAAGACGTAAATCCTACACATTTCGTTTCATACAACAATAATACTGGTGAGTTTCAGTTTTCTGAAATAGTTTCTGGTACTAGTGGGACAGCTGGATCTTCTGGTCAGAGTGGTGTTTCGGGATCTTCAGGATCTTCTGGTTCTAACGGAACTTCTGGTCTAAATGGTGATAGTGGCGTATCCGCTTTAAGTGGTACATCTGGTTCTTCAGGGACAAATGGTGATGACGGTATTGCTGGTAATAGTGGTTTAAGTGCATTATCTGGTTCTAATGGTACATCAGGTACAAACGGAAATAATGGAGTTGCTGGTAACAGCGGTGCTTCAGCACTATCAGGATCAACTGGTACATCAGGTTCTAATGGGACTTCTGGTGTAGCTGGTAATAAAGGAGTTTCTGCTGTAAGCGGAACCTCTGGGTCTTCAGGAACAAACGGAAATAACGGAGTAGCTGGTAACAGCGGTGCTTCAGCGCTATCAGGGTCTAATGGATCTTCTGGTACAAATGGTACCGTTGGTGTCGCTGGTAACAGCGGTGCTTCAGCACTATCGGGTTCAAACGGATCTTCGGGTACAAACGGAAATAACGGGATTGCTGGTAACAGCGGCGCTTCAGCACTATCAGGGTCGACTGGTACATCTGGTTCAAACGGAACTTCTGGTGTAGCTGGTAATAAAGGTGTATCCGCTTTAAGCGGGACGTCTGGATCTTCAGGGACAAATGGGAATAATGGAGTCGCTGGTAACAGCGGTGCTTCAGCACTATCGGGTTCAAACGGATCTTCAGGTACAAATGGTACAGTAGGTATAGCTGGTAATAGTGGTGCTTCAGCTCTAAGTGGAACCTCTGGTTCAACTGGGTCTAATGGTACGTCAGGTAATAATGGAATCAAAGGTGTTTCAGCACTATCTGGTACATCAGGTTCTTCGGGTACAAATGGAAATGATGGTGTAGCTGGTAATAGTGGTGCTTCAGCACTATCTGGTTCAACTGGTACATCTGGTTCTAACGGAACTTCTGGTGCGGCTGGTAATAAAGGCGTGTCTGCTTTAAGTGGTACGTCTGGATCAACTGGTTCTTCGGGTACAAACGGAAATAATGGTATAGCTGGTAACAGCGGTGCTTCAGCACTATCAGGGTCTAATGGATCTTCTGGTACGTCTGGTACTAATGGTATAGCTGGTGATAGTGGTTTGTCTAGGTTGTCTGGTTCTAACGGAACTTCAGGTACAAATGGAAATAATGGAGTCGCTGGTAACAGTGGTGCTTCAGCACTATCGGGTTCAACTGGTACGTCAGGTTCTAACGGAACTTCTGGTGTAGCTGGTAATAAAGGAGTTTCTGCTCTAAGTGGAACCTCTGGTTCTTCGGGTACAAACGGAAATAATGGTATAGCTGGTAACAGCGGTGCTTCAGCACTATCAGGATCTAATGGATCTTCTGGTACAAATGGTACAGCAGGTATTGCTGGTAACAGTGGTGCTTCAGCACTATCTGGTTCAAACGGTTCTTCAGGAACAAACGGGAATAACGGTGGTAATGGTAATAGTGGTTTATCTGGAACCTCTGGTTCTAACGGTACTAATGGTAATAATGGTAATAAAGGAGTTTCTGCTCTAAG